CTTGGCGTCGGCTTTTTCTTCTGGCCGGCGCAAAGCCTCCATGGCGAAATCGGTATACGCAGTCGACTTAAAATCGACCTCTTCGGATTGCGGGTTCGAGTCCCGCTGGAGGCACTTTTTCAAACCGCCAGAAATGGCGGTTTTTCTTTTATTTCCAACGGTTTTCAGACTTTCCTAATTCACTCCAATTCACTGCAAATCACGTCATTTCTCTATAAAACGTGGGCAAAATGTGGGCACGGAATCACCAGACCATCGGCAGTCCGAGGCATTGGCGCGCCCACCGTTCCACGGCCTTGTTCTCCTCATCGCCACCAAGCAGCAACAAGTATCCGGCGTTCTTTCCGAGGGTGGCGGGCTGTAGACATTTGATGAGTCCTTGGTCGCGGAGGAATTTCCATGCTTGGACGATTCGGACCTTGGCGGTGCCCTCACGTGCTTTCATCGCGGCCTCCACCTCCTCTTCCGACTTGCCGATGACTTGCTCGGGGGAGAGCGCCATCATTCCGTGGTCTTCGGCAAGCGTCTTCCAGCCCTTCGTGTAGTAGCGGCATGGATAGCCCTTGGATTTAGCGTCACGGCTCGGCTCCTTGTGTTCGCTGTCCCAGTCGTAGCTTGAGAGCGCCATATCGATGAGCACAAGCTCCGCCATCGTGTTCACCGTGATCTTGCCGCCTCGCGGCTTGAGCAGTTTTCCTGCGCGGCTGAGCTCGTAGACTGCTCCAGCGTTGCGGTATCCCATTTTTTCCATCGCTTTCCTCTCCACGCCTAGAGGTAAAATCTTACGTGGAGACGTTAGTCCGTTTCCTGCTCTTGGCGTGCTCTTCAAACCTCACGCCAAGGGCTTTTCCTTATGTGAAATACTATACCACATGAGGTGTATTAAAAACACCCACAGAGATATATTCTTTTAAAACTCATAGGGGTATTTAAATATACTATATACATGTAATACATGTGTTTATATATTTTTTTACAAGAGCGTCATCGTGCCGCCGACGATGTTGCACAGACGGCGCAAATCTTCGAGCATCTGAAGCGGATATAAGCTTTATAAAGCTTTATAAAGACTTATAAAGGCTTATAAGGCAATATAAAAGCCCCACAATCGTGGGGCTTCATGCTATCAGAGGCTGTTCACTGCGTTGCAGAATTCCTGCGCGTCCTCGGTCTTCTTGAATTCCAAAGGTAGTGAGCGCAGCGCGCTGTACTTCCATGTGACGGTGCGCTTCTTGATCGTCACCCCTTGCAGGTCGCTCACCTTGTAGGCTTCGGTCTTCTTGTACCGGTGCAGATACGTGGTGCCCATATCCACTTCCAAGCGATTCGCATAAAGCCGGATAGCTAAGAACAGTGGGTGGGCGAGCCTATCGCACTCGTAGATCGCGCCCGGCGCGGGCTGTGGTCGTTTCGCCATGATTACTCCCTTCTCTTTTTTTGCCTTGATTCTATCTCGCTCAGATGATGCTGACACGCTCGGCCATGACTTGGCGGAAGTCACCCAGCACCTGCTGGGTAACCTCCAATTCCTGGGCGATATTCCACGAATTGCCATCGTACATCTGTTCGAGCAGTCCGTATCTCATCGGTTCGACGAGGAAGAGCGCCGATTCGCGGCGCGCCCTGCGCTCCTCACGGCCGCGGCCCAGCCGGTCACACGCCGCGTCTCCATGACGCCAATGCATCAGCTCATGCACCAAAGTGCAGCGCTTGGCGGCATATGTGAGCCGTCTATCGATGAGGATTACGTCTGTGGTGGCGTCGTAGCAGCCCCATAGTCCGTCCGGCAGGATGGCGCTGGACACGGTGACGGGCAGGCCGATGATGGCGCGGCGCATGGCACCGTAGGTCATGCGCCGGTCGATCGGCAGGTCAGGCAGGCTCGTCGTAATCCGGCCCAGCCTCTCCATTGATGGCCTCCTGCTTGCCCGGCGCATCATACGCAGCCAACGTCAAGCCGGCCCGCGCCTTCGCCTCGGTTTCCTCGATTGCGTGGCGTTGCGAGTCGATCACTATATCACCTGGCGATACGCCGGTGACTTCGCTGATGCGCTCAAGGTCGCCCAAGGTCAGTGGGCGGCTGAGGTTCGCGTGTTTGTACCAGTAGTCGCGGCTGAAACCGCAAGCTTTGGCGAATTCTGCGACCGTCATGCCGCTTTTCTTTTGCAGTCTGACGCACTCGCGCATGATCTGCGTGGCTAGTGGCGTCATCTCGTTTGCTTTACTTCCCATAACTCCAGTATAGCCAATTAAATACCTTTTTGTGTGCGAATTGTGAAGATGTAAGTAATTGAATACACAAATGTAGTCAATTAAATACACTGAGAGGTGTCGAAAGGAAAACCGAGATGTTGAGCACCAAGAAGACCAAGACCCCCGACCACTACCCATGCGGCCACATGCGCGGCCCCGGCTGGCACGACTGGCGCGCCTGCCTCACCAAACAGGGAATCGAGGAGGATGAATGGCCGGTCTGACGGAAACAGCCAGCAGAAACCTCAAAGCCGAACTCGCCAGACGCAGTAAGACGCGCGCCGACCTTGCAAACGCTTGGGGATGCACCCTCAAGACCGTCGACCAACGGCTCAACGGAAGCATCTCGATGACCATCAAGGAAATCGAAGAAGTCGCACCGGTCTTCGGCATGGATTCCATACAGCTGCTCATGCTCCTCATCCAGCCGATTGACAGCATCAAACAATTCAAAGCCTAAGGAAACCGAACATGAGCCAGTTGCTTAACCCGCCGGCACCACCGGAATCGAGGAAAACCATGAAACCAAGAATCGAACTCATCGGCACCACAGGCTACGCCATCCGCATCCAGGAAGACAAGAGCGGCCAACTCATCGAACTCCACGCGGACGGCGAGGAAGTCCTTGCGGACATCCCCGAAAGCACCCTCGACAACTTCGCCTACAGCCTCAACGACGCCCTAGGGAACATGCGATGAGCCAATCATTCGAACTGCGAATCATCGAGGACGGCACGCACAGCAGCGACCACAGCTGCCTCATCGGACTCAGATTCGACATGGCAGACGGATACCAGGAACACATGCTCAACAAAACCGACCTCATGAACCTCCGCCGCGAAATCGGACGAACACTCAAGGAACTCAACCAGAAGAAGGACAAGAAATGAACATCTTCCAACAGCGAGAAAAAATCATCGAAGACCTCATCGAAGCATACAGGGAACACGACGAAGAGAAGACCAACCATCTGCTCGGCCAGCTCAAGGAACTCGACAAGCCAGCTGAACAGGAAAAGCCGCTACCCGAAGAGCCACAGGAGAAGGGCTATTACCTCGCGGCCAATGATGGCCGACTGTTTTACAAGGACTCCGATGACGATTGGAGCGCGGTCTCGGCCGACTGTTTTTGGAATAATGGCTTCACATATGCGAAGTGGCCGCTCGTCTGCGCCACACTCCCGCCTGAAGCATTCCCATTCAAACGAGTAAAAACGGGAGATGGTGACGATGACTGACACGATCACCATTCACGAACAGGCGGGATTCGCAACCAGCGGCATCCAAGTGACCAGCATCCTCGCCAGCACATTCGAAATCAGCAAGAAAGTAGACAAGACGATCATCAGGCTGAGCCAGTACCTCGATGGCAGTTTCGCTCTGACGGTAAACGGCTCGCGTGCGGAACTCACCGCCGAGGAACTTGACAGAATCGGCGAACTGTTCCGCACGCAGGCCCGGAACGTGATCAACAGTCGGAAAGATTGAGCGACTGCTTCAACATCACGGCAATGTAGGTCGTCTCACCCTGCGGGAGGAGTTGGAAGCTGACCGGCTCCCAACCGTCCATCTGCTCGGCCAGTTCAGGCGCCGAGCCAAGGAAATCAAGGGTAAGGCTCCTTACGGCGCCGACCTCGGCAGGAAAAAGCTGTGAACTGGCGACGTGGAACGTGACCATCCGATACTCCGTTTTCATCCAAAATCACCTCCCTTCAAGAAGACAAGAAGACATCATGGACAACAATATCGAACCCCGGCGGAAGCCGAACTACACGCGCCGCCGCATCAAATTCGCCCTCGCGGTGGTCGCCCTCATCGTCACATCCACACTCATGCTCACCTGGCATGACGGTGACACCACCGCCGCGCTCATGGTGGAAGGCGTGTACATCGCCACCGCATTGTGGCTGATCGTCAGATTCGCGCCACGCGACTAAAAGACTTCCCACCAGCGACGTCCATGAAACAAAACAACAAAACGGGACGTTCCATGGACATCCACGTTCAAGCCGTCGCTGGCGGGCCATAACTGAATATCGATATTATCCACGCGCCGACCATCTCTCTGCCGTACATGCACTGTCGGCGCATTGGCTGGACGACGGTTCGCCCGCCCAAGGATTCCAATCTCTTCTCTCTCTATCAAAAACGCAGGCACTCCGGCGCCTGCAAACCCTTTCAAGTCCGCCTGACGGCTTTCAGTCACCGTCGGCCACGCCACCGGCCGCGAACACGTTCAGGTCGCGTTCCAACAGTCAAAGGGGCGCTCGGAATCCAAGGACGGCACTGGTTCGACACCAGTGCCAGCCACTCAGCCCCATCCACTCGTCAGGACGGGGCACGCAATGTCAACAAGCAAAGGAAAACACACCATGAACGAAAACAAACCTCATCAGTCGGCAACGTGGGTGCTCTGCGTCGACGTCGACCCCGACAACCAGGAATCCGACCCCGCATTCATCTGCAAACTCGACATGCCGGTGGAAGCATTCAAAGGCGGTCTGATCGGCGTCACCCTGGCCGGCAACATGGGCGAGGCCACCGCGTTTGTCGCCCGAATCGCATGTCAGGCCATCGACAAGGCGCTCAAAAGGCACATCGAACGCGGAGGCTACAGCGACACCCCGGAAATGCTCACCGGCCTCCATATCGACCCGATGGGCGACATTCGGGACGGCAGGCCATGACCGATCTGCTCACGCCAGCCGAATTGGCCGTCATGCTCGGCATGAGTCCACGCACGCTAGCCAACTGGCGGTCTAACGGCAAAGGCCCGCCATATTTGAAGATCGGCGTGGAACCGCCCGAAGGCCATCAGGACAGGCGCAAGGTCAGATACCAGCGCGCCGTGGCCGAGCGGTGGGCTTCGGCGCACGAGTACCGGAGGACGGTGGCGAGATGAGAAACGGCATGTTCGTTCCGGCGACACAGTGCAAAAGCCATCCAAACGTCAAAAGCGACGGGAAAGCGCGCTTCGACACCGGCAAGCCGACCCTCACGCAGCAGGGAATGGACGTGGACGCTTTCATCCGCGAAAACAGGCGATTGATCGAAAGACTCAGGAAAGGAACACGTTGAAACACGAATACACAGCCGACGAGCTCGCCGAGCTGAAAAGCATTTACGACGAGTCCGGCGAAGCGGGATTGAGCCGTGACGAAATGCGGGCCCTGCGCAAGGCCGGACTTGTCAAGCAAGACCTACCGCCAGAGCCGAAGAAGCCGCATGAGGATACTCTGGCCGACTATCAGGCCGTCAGCAAGCCCACGGCGGAACCGTCGAAACGAGACCTCATCCTCGCGCACTGCAGAAAACGCATCGACCAAGGCCAACCGTTCGACGGCAAGGAAACCGCCGAAGCGCTCGACATAAGCCAGAAAACAGCAGGCAACATCATCGGCCAACTCCGCAAGGAAGGACTACTGCCGGCATTCGACCAGCATTCCTCCCGCAAAACACGCAAAACCACCACAACCGGAAAGAAGAAAGAAACCATGGCCACCACAGTCCAGGAACAGAAGCCGGAAGCCAAGCCGGAAGAGCCGCGCACCATCATCGCAAACGCCTTGGTCGGCATCTTCGACGCGGTGAGCGCCTTGCAGCGCACAGCATTCCAAGCCAACGACAAGGTGGTCTACGGATTCGCCACGAAACTGCTCACCGGCGAATTGATGGACATTAAAGCCAACTACAGCAAGGACGCAAAATGAGACTCAAATTCGATAGCGAGAGTGGCGTTTTCACCATCAAGCCAGAGTCCGAGGCGGAGATCACCAAGCTCAGGACGTCCGCGTTGGATATCGCCAATCTCGTGGTCGATTATTTCGACGCCGACATCATCAAAGCAGACATAAACAAGCCAAGCAATCAGCAGGGAGCCTGAAATGAAACGTATTCCACTCAAGGACACGGAACGCTATCAGATCGAGCGTTTCAAACAGGGCAAGAAGACGGAACGTCATCTCGCGTGGCTGAAAAGCCGTAAGGCGGGTGTGGGCGGCAGTGACATGAGCACGATTCTCGGCCTGAATTCCTTCAAGACACCGTATGAGTTGTGGCTTGAGAAGACCGGCCGCGTGGAACCTGAGGACATTTCCGACAAGTGGGCGATTGTCAAGGGCAATGCCCTGGAAAACGAATTGCGCAAGCGATTCCGCGCGGCACATCCTGAAATGCTCGTCACCGACGGCACCGACAAGCAATTCATCAGCCGCGAAAAGCCCTACCTACGCGCTTCCCTTGACGGCATTCTGCAAGGGGAGGACGGAAGTTTCGGAATCCTCGAAATCAAAACTGCGAGCAACCGTCGAGCGGGGGACTGGCATGACGAGGACGGCAACCTCCGAATTCCACCTTACTATCTCGCTCAAGTCGAGTTCTATGCGCTCGTCACTGGATGGACGTGGGGCTACGTCTACGTCGCAATCGGAGACGACGAGCCGGTAGAAATCCCGTTCGAAGCCGACGTGGAGGATATGGCTGCGATCGACAAGGCCGCAGCCGACTTCTGGCATTTCGTCACCACAGGCACGCCACCGCAGTTGACCGGCGGGGACGTGCAGAAGGCGTTCCCAGAGCCCACGCCGGACATCGTGGACGAAAGCGACGATGACGACCTGTACGACCTGCTCGCAAGATACGAGAGCGCCACCGGAATGCTGAACGACATGAAGGCCACGCAGAAGGAATTGCAGGAGCAGATCATTCTGCGCATCGGCTCGCACACCGGCATCAAGTGCGGGAATCTGCAAGCCACCTACAAGCCGACGACCCGCAAGGAATACACCGTCAAAGCCACCACCTACCGCAAATTCGCGCTCAAAACCATCGAAGAAAAGGAGCAATAAAAATGGGAGCAATCGCACAACAGACACAAGGCCAGCAATTACAGCCACTCAATCCGAAAGGCAAGCTCAAGCAGCTTGTGGAGCATTCATGGCCGCAGATCGCACGCGTCATCGGCGGCAACCTCGACAGCGAGGCATTGTTGCAGATGTGCATCAGCAGCATCAACCGCACTCCCGCATTGGCCGACTGCACGCCGGTGAGTGTCCTTTCCTGCTTCATGCAGTGCGCGGCACTTGGCTTGCGCCCGTCCGACGTGGACGGATTGGGACAGGCGTACATCCTGCCCTATGGCAACAAGAACTATGCCACGGGGGAGAAGCAGGCCACCTTCGTCATCGGCTACAAGGGCATGCTGAAACTGTTGGAGAACAGTGGAATCTACGCGCAGCCGCGAGCCGTCTACGAGGATGACAACATCAAGCTCAAGCTTGACGAAAATGGCGTGCCGACCATCGAATGCCCGGACGAGGTGAACGTGGACGCCGACCACAGCGAGGACAAGCTGAAATTCGTGTACCTCTCCGTCCAGCTGCCGAATGGCGGACGATACGCCGACTACATGTCGAAACGCGACCTGCTCGAATACCGCGAGAAGTACGCGCCACGTAATCGCAGCCGTCAGATCACCGGACCGTGGCTGAAGAACTTCGTGGAGATGGCGAAGAAGACCATCATCCGTCGCAGTTTCAAATATCTGCCGGTCAACATCGAGGCGAAGAAGGCCGCGAGCGTGGACGAGACCACACCGGATTACAGCGACGTGTTCCAGCCGGTGATAACCACGGATTCCACGGATGACGTGACCGCCGAAGTCATGGACACCGACACTGAGGCCGATTCGGAAGCAAAGGATGGTGAGTGATGGCCGGAGAAACCGTAATCACCGTGGTGGGCAATCTGACCGCCGACCCTGAGATTCGCACTTTGAGCAATGGCGGCACGGTGGCGAACTTCACCATCGCGTCCACGCCACGCGTATACAACAGCCAGGCCAACCAGTGGGAGGACGGCGACGCTTTGTTCATGCGCTGCACCGCTTGGCGTGACCTCGCCACGCATTGCGCCCAATCGCTCCACAAGGGCATGCGCGTCATCGCCCAGGGCAGGCTGCAGCAGCGTTCCTATCAGGCCAAGGACGGCACCAACCGTACCGTCATCGAAATGACCGTGGACGAGATAGGCCCGTCACTCAAGTATGCGACGGCTCAGGTGCAGAAGATGCAGTCAGGCGGATACCAGGGCAACGCCAATGGTGGCGGCTATCAGCAGCCGCAGCAGCCCCAGCAGCAGGCGCAGGCTCCGGCAGATGACCCGTGGGGCGCTCCGGCAGGAGAACCGGACTTCTGATGGCACGGGAGTGGATTGAGCCGCCGGACGTGCTGCCAACATGTCCGATTCATGGGTGCGCGCTGTATCCGGCGCGCCCCATCCCATGCCCCGAATGTGAGGCCGAAAGCGAAGACCATTACGCGGACATTGGCGATGCCGACATTTGGATTTTGGAGGACGAATGACGCAGGAAACCACCATCGACGTGCCGAAGGCCTACTGGTGGACCCAGAACAAGCGTGGAGACTGGCGGGCGAAATACCGGCGCACCAGCGTCGTGAAAAGACGCGCCTACCTCACCTACCGCAGTCTCATCAACAGCGGCAAACTCAAGCCGCCAACCAAATGGCCGGTGCACGTGACAGCCATCATCCACCCATTGACCCACGGACGCTTCGACCCGGAAAACGCGGCACCCATGGTCAAAGCCATCCTTGACGCGCTCACCGATACCGGCTTCTGGCCCGACGATGACTCAAAACACATCATCGGCCCCGACTACCGCGGCGGAGAGCCAAGCACCCGAAAAGGCTGGTACCGAATCACAATCCGAATCGAAGAAGAGGAACACTAATCATGGCTACGAACGTGACCGAAAAAGACAAGACGCTCAACGAGATCATCGACTGGGCGAAAAGTCGCTGTCATGAAGCCGCACTTTCCAGATTCGACGTTCGCAGAAAGAGCGACCGAGACTTCTATGACGGCCAAGTTAACGCATTCCATGAAATTCTAGAGCTTTGCCGTTCCATGCTCGGCTACAGCGGTTCCATGCCTTCAGAGGTGCCGAATCAAAGCGAGGACGCGAAATGAGCGCGTATCAGCCTGTTCTTGACCCCGCATGCGGCGGCCGAATGTTCTGGTTCGACAAGTCGGATGATCGAGTGCTTTTTGGTGATGTGCGGGATGAAAGCTGGGAATTGTGCGATGGGCGTAGGTTCGATGTCAGGCCGGACATGCTGATGGACTATCGCGACCTGCCGTTCCCCGATGAGACGTTCCGCATGGTCGTGCTCGACCCGCCCCACCTGCGCAATGCGGGCGATACGAGCTACATGGTGCGGAAGTACGGATGCCTCGACCAAGAGACATGGAGGACTGACCTCAAGACCATGTTCGACGAGTGTTTCCGCGTCTTGAAGCCTTACGGGACATTGATTTTCAAGTGGAATGAAACGCAGATACCCGTCTCGCAGATTCTCAAGCTCACAGCGCACAAGCCACTCTTCGGCAACAAGCAGCCGAACCGCACGGGAACACACTGGATTGTCTTCATGAAGGAGGACGCGAAATGAATAAACGGTACAAGGTTTGCCCACTTTTTTGGAGTGATTACGACGATGAGCGCACCTTGATGAATATGGGTGTGTTTGAAAAGTTGCTGAACGAGGGTTGGAAGATTCTGCGGGTGGATATCATGCCACCAACGGAATTGAGTAATAACGCCGTTACCGCGACGAACGTCTACATCCTTGAGAGGGAGGCTAATGATGATTAGTCAATACGACAAGGACATGTGTTGCCTGTATATCGCTGAGGGGATGAACTACATCTGGCAACAACGAGAGAACCAAGAGCTTTCCCGAATACTTGAATCATTGGCCGATAGGAAGCTCATGAAGCGTGTCCATGGCGGGTATGCGATCACACTCAAGGGCCTGTTGGCAGTCAAGGTGTGGAGACTTCACCTGTTCCTGTTCCATCACGATGAATGCAAGTACTTCAGGAGGAAGAAATGAGCAGGGCTGAAACCACCGCCATGCTGTCCAAGCTGGTCGAGAAGAGGTTGAAGAATCGCGTGAGCTATTGGGCTGCTGCAAGAAGTGGGATGGCATCGAAAGCGACTATGTGGCGAAGGACGAAGACGATGCATGGGATTACGCCGGTGAGATTCCCGGCTTCCATGAGGAATATATCAGACAGGCCGAGGAAATGCTCGAAATCGCACGGAAGGCGGTAAACGAATGAGCAAGACGATCCGATATGTCGAGTGCGCCCACTGCGGCGAGACGGTGGGCAGCTATTACGTCACCTGCCCTTACTGCGGGTATCGGCTGGTGGACGCGAAGCAAGCCGTAATGATGGGTTTGTCATGGTGACGCTTGACCCGCCACCGGACTTGGTGGAGATCGCCGAAGCCTTGGATGCGATGGCGAAACCACACGTGGGAAGCGGCTGGGCGAACACCAACTACACCGACCTGCCCTGCACCACGCCACGGCAGGAGGCCATCTGGATGGCATACAACGGAATCACAAGAGGGGAGGATTGATGGCAAGGCGCGGATACGTGCAATTGGCCAATGGCTTCTATCTCAACCGGAAGGTACGCCGTTTACGCCGTACCATGCCATCGGCCATCAGCGCCTTCGTCATCATGCTTTCCTACTGCGGCGACAACCTCACGGACGGTTATGTGGACTCGGACACGGCGGAATTCGTGCTCGACATCACCACACAGGAGCTTGACGCTTTGCAGCAGGTCGGATTGATCGAGGCCGTGGATGGCGGCTATGTCATCCACGATTACCTTGAGCATAATCGGAGCCGTCAGCAGGTGATGGCCAAGCGCAAGCGTGAGCATGACCGGTATTCTGCTGGCAGTCTGCCGGCAGAAAGTGCGCAGACTGCCGGCAGAATCGAAACAGAATCGGGACAAACACCAGAACACCAGAACACCAGAACCCAAAAGAAAGATGAAGAAGAATATTCTTCTTCTTCATCCAAAGAAATCGGGCTGAACGACTTCGAGCTGGTCAGGGAGAAAGCCCACGCCAATGCCGCCATAATCCGCGATTACCCGAATCTCGACCTGTCGGACGCGTGGAATGCCTTCGCCGCTCGCCACTACGGCGAGACACGCACCGTCAACGACTGGTGCCGCCAATGGAAAGGCTGGTGCCAACGCAGAGCCAACATGAGCGGCATACCACCCTCGAAACCACACAAGCACACGTGGAAATGCTCTCACGTGCTCGAAGCGCTAGGACGCGACGAAGAAACAGCACAGGCAGACGAAAAGGCCTGCGAATTAGCCGACAGACTCAACAAGGAGAAATCATGAAACACGACGAACAGGTAACCATGTGCAGCTTGGAATCGGAAACAATGTACAGCCTGGAATGGTTGAGACACGAACGCCGCAAGGCATGGAGCGAAGGCTACGCGGCCGGATGGAAGGACCAGGAATGCGATTTCCCGCCACACACCACAGAAAACCCATACAAGGAGTAGTCAAATGAAGAAAATACTCGAAGACATGATCATCAAGTGGCATCAGGCCGGTTACGCGCTTGACGAGATCGCGCCGCTCGTGCCGCAAGTCCCGAAAGCCGCAATCGCCGCACTCATCCGCCAGCACGACAAGGAGACACGACTTTGACCGATTGCAAGCACTGCCGGAAGCCCATGAAGCCGGTGTCCGCGAATCTGCTCTGCGCCAGCTGCCGAGAAAACTACTGGCAGCTCATCCGCCAACTCGGACACGTCCAACTGCCCGCATTAAGCTCCATCATGCTCAAACAAGCGCACATCGGAGCTACGGGCCACACGCCAAACAAAGGCAACGCACCAATACCCATCGACACGCACGCGCAAGCCCTCATCACCGATTCCGAAGCGTGGCTCGCAGAACAGGCAGGCAAAATCAGATCCGCATACGCAGGATACGGCTGGCGCAAAGCATGGCTCGCCATATTAAGCAATCGCCATACCATTTTGGACATGCCCACTGCGGCAGATGATTACACCAGCCTGGAACACATCAGCCGACGCAACGAGGCAGCATTGACTCCGGAAGACGAGCTCATAATCCTCGGCACCTGCCCAAACTGCGATACGCTCCTCACCGGCACGCCAGAAGCGGAATCAGTCACCTGCCAAGGCTGCCACGAAGAATGGGCCGCACCAGCCATCAAAGCGGCAAGAGACCAGAGACTATGGCAGATCCAGCTCACCGGCACGCCAAGCGACGCAGCCAAGGAGCTGAAACGTTACGGCCTGACCATCAGCCGCAACCTCATCAGCCAATGGCTCAGACGAGGCAAACTCACCCACGCCACGCCGACAAACACCAAGCGACAGTACGTGTTCAACCTAGGAGAACTCGCCGCCTTGCTTGACTGTCACCGTTGAAATGCTATACTGTCGTATGTTCGTAGAATGAATGGCCCAGCATAATGATAGCTGGGCCATTATTCATATCGCTTCGGTAGCTCAGCGGCAGAGCACAAGGGATAGCACAGATACCAGAGGACGGATACCTTACCGGCCATGGCTTCCTACTTCTTTAAATCGAATGCCCGTGATGATAAAGACAGTGCATCCCACACCACGCGCTGGTTCGACTCCAGCCCGAAGCACCAAAGGCGGTGAATCAATGCCAGGAAGAGCACGCAAGACCAGCCGCCAATTCGAAAAAGACAAAGCAACATTCTTCGCACAGTGCAAGGCACAGCATGCAGTCTGCTGGTTGTGTGGTATGCCAATCGACTACAACGCAGTCAAGAACACCACAGATGACAGCTTCAACCTCGACCACCTCTACCCAGTCAGCAAGCATCCCGAACTCCAATTCGACCCAGCAGGCTTCAAGCCCTCACACACCAGCTGCAACCGACTAAGAGGCAACAGCGACCCGCCAGCACCAATCGGAACACTCTCAAGACAATGGATAACAACAGCATGAGCCCACCACGAGGGGTAGGGGCGGTGAAATCGTAAAAACAGCGAAAGGGTGCAAGACGTCCCGCGTGGTTGGTCTTCCTCTCCCCGATGGCCGAAATTGAACGGGGGTCGCGCGCGCGATTGCAGATTCGAGGTGAAGTATGTCGGTGAAATTCCCGAGCCATAATGTGGCGGATGCTTTGGAGCGCTCATTGAAGAACGCCGATGGGCTGAAGGCCGTGAATTCCGCAGTGGTCGCGGCCGCCCGCGTACTGGCTGGTCGGATTGACTTCCTGAATGCCACCGGATTCGTTGACGAGAACGGGAAGATCGACAATGTGACTCTGCCGACTTTCCTGAAATACTGCCAGTCTCTCGGATTGACTTTGGACGCTCCAGCGAAGGTCGGGCGTCCGGCCAGGCAGAAGCCCGAAGTCAGGGCTGAGGAAGCGAAGAGCGACAAGGTTATCGCGATGGATGATTTCATGAAGCGGTTCGGCTGAGGAGGTTGCGATGGCGGCTGAGAATCTTACGGTTTTCGGTGCCATTGATGATGAGAAGCATGGTGTGACGCTTCCTAGAATCTTCACTCCGCCGCTTAGGCCGCTGGATAAGACCACTAGCAATGGTTTCGCGGTGATCGCGTTCGCGGAAATCATGCTGCACGTGCATCTCTATCCGTGGCAGCAGTGGCTGCTCGTCCATGCGCTCGAACTGCTTGAGGATGGTTCGTATCGTTTCCGTAAGGTGATTGTGCTTGTGGCTCGTCAGAATGGCAAGACCACGTTGATGGGCGTTTTGGCCGCATGGTGGCTGTTCGTGGACTCCAACAAGCATCCCGACCGAGTGCCGCCAGTTAAGTTTCTGGTGGTCGGTGCCGCGCAGACGTTGGACAATGCCAAGGGCCCTTACAATCAGGTCAAGGAGTGGTGCAATCCTCAGCCTTCGACCGATGAGGAAGCGGATCTGGTGATTCCGGATCTCGCCGCGATGACGCAGAAGTTCGTCAATACGAACGGCGAGGAGGCGATTATCACCCGCTCGAAGGCCCGCTATATCGTCCGCGCCGACAAGAACATTCGAGCGAAATCAGCCGCGCGTGTCGTGTTCGACGAGTTGCGTGAACAGCATACTGACGATGGCTGGAATGCCGTCAGCCAGACCACGAAGGCCGTCTGGTCGAGCCAATTATGGGGCATTTCGAACGCTGGCGACTATCGCAGCGTCGCGCTTCGCAAGCAGGTCGATAAGGGTCGTAAGCTTGTTGACGAGTGGGCGCGTCTGAGCGCCGACGGTGGCAATCCGGCCGACGTGTTCCTGTCCGGCGAGCAGGATGGCAGCTTCGGATATTTCGAATGGTCGGCTCCGGACAAGTGTCCGGTGGATGCTGCCGACGCGATCCGCCAGGCTAATCCATCTCTCGGCTACGGTCCGATGACCGTGGCCAGTGTCCGAAGCGATATCGATGGCATGACCGAGGCCGCCTTCCGCACCGAGGTCCTATGCCAGTGGGTGACGGCCGACATCGTGCCCTACATCAATCCAAAATTGTGGGCGCATGGCACCGATGACGCTTCCTGCATACCCGCCGAGAACCGCGTGGTCCTGGCGGTGGACACCTCGGCCGACCGGCAGACCACGTATGTGGCCGCCGCTGGCCTGCGCGCCGATGGCCTGCCTCATGTGGAGCTTATCGCGCGTCGTGACGGCATGCTGTGGGTGCCGCACTTTCTTGACCTATTGCGTGAGAGCTGGCCGTCGATTTGCGAGATCGCCGTGCAGTCGAAGGGCTGTCCGGCCGTCGATTTCATCGACCCCTTGACCGAAAAAGGCTGGAACGTCCACCTTATCGAGGGTTTCCGCCTTGGCGCGTGCTGCGGCCGCTTCCTCGACCGCGTGCGCGAAGGCAAGCTCCGGCACCTGCCGCAGCCCGCCATCGAACAGCAGGTGAGCGTGGCCGTGACAAGGCGTCTCGGTGAGGTCGAGGTGTGGGATCGCGCTAAGAGTGCTTTGCAGATCAGCGGCCTTATCGCCGAATCGGAAGCATTGTACGCCTTGGAGACCATGCAGGCTGTGGATGCTGAGCCGGTGAAGGCTTCCGCCTATTCGGGGCATGGATTGATAATTCTTTGACTTTTTTGAAGCGATTGGAGGTGCCTTATGGGCCTTTGGAGCGCCTTGAGGAACGTTTTCCAGCCGCGCTACAGCATTTCCTTTGATTTGTCCGACCAGATGGCCATGATTCAGGGCCAGACTGAGGCCGAGCTTTTCAAGACGCAGCCGCATTTGCGTACCGTGATTACTTTTCTGGCGCGGAATGTCGCTCAGGTCGGATTGAAGGAATTCGAGCGTGTCAGCGACACCGACAGGCAGCGTGTGACCGATGATGTGCTGATAAATCTGCTGAAGCAGCCGAACGGCACGATGACCGGCTATGAATTGCTTAGGCAGCTTGTGGCTGACTTGGCGCTTTACGATAACGCTTACTGGGTTGTCATGCAGACGCCTGATCGGGACGTGGACAGGTTCGGCAGTTGGCAGATTCAGCCGATTCCGCCATGCTGGGTGCAGGCCAAGCGCGACGGCAGCGTATTCCAGCCCGCCTACTATCGCGTTTACCCGAATCTGGGCACGTCATATTACGATGTGCCTGCTGATGACATGCTCGTTTTCCATGGATGGAACCCCGATGACCCGACACAGGGCGTGACTCCGGTGCGTGCCTTGAAGGACATCATCAACGAGCAGATTCAGGCATGGTCATATCGCACTCAGGTGTGGAAGCGCGGCGGCCGTATCGGCAGCGTGCTGGTGCGTCCGAAGGATGCGCCGGAATGGAATGACGCCGATCGCGAGCGTTTCAAGCGCGGGTGGAAGGAATTCACCGACAAGGGTGCTCAGGCCGGTGCCACGCCACTGCTTGAGGATGGCATGGAATTGAAGCGTTTGGGCTTCAATGCTCGTGAGGAGGAATTCAGCGAGGTCACGAAGCTGTCGCTGTCCACCGTCGCAAGCGTCTACCACGTCAGTCCGGTCATGGTCGGCATCCTGGACAACGCGAATTTCTCGAACACCAAGGAATTCCGCAAGATGCTGTACTCCGAGACGCTGGGGCCGACCATGCGCATGATCGAGGACAGGATAAACACGTTCCTCGCTCCGAAGGTAGGTGCGCCGGACGCGAATTACATCGAATTCGACATCCGCAGCAAGCTTTCCGGCGATTTCGAGGAGCAGGCCAGTGTGATGAGCACTTCGGTCGGCGCTCCGTGGATTACGCCGAACGAGGCGCGCGCCAGCCAGAATCTGCCGCGCGTCGAGGGCGGTGACGAACTGGTGGTGCCGCTCAATGTCACCAAGGGCGGCCAGTCAAGCCCGCAAGATGGCGGGGACCCGTCACGCCCAGCCGATGGGTCGGCCATCGAATCGGATGATGACGAGAAAACAGCGGCCATCGTCGGCATGTGGCGTGACCGATTGGAAAAGAGCGTCAGATCACGGTTTGGCGCCGGCATGGGAGTCGATGACATCAAATGGCTCAAATGGCAGAACGAACTGCAGGCCGACCTGACCATCAAAGCCGGCCTGGGGCAGTTCGATGCCGGTGTGAGGGCATTGCAGGAGACGGAGGACATGCGAACGCATTTCAAGGAGGTGCATGATGCACTTTAAGGATTTCGAGTGCCGATTCAAGGCCGATGGCGAGGACTCGGCACTCAAGGATGGCGAATTCATCGCCTACCCTTCCACTTTCACCCGCGAACCAGACTGCTACGGTGACGTGGTGGCAAAGGGCGCATTCGACAAGACCATCAAGGAATGGCAGGACAGCGGCAACACGCTGCCCGTGTTGTATGGGCATCGTATGGATGACCCCGATTACAACATCGGCGGCGTCGATTCGATGGGCGAGGACGATCACGGCTGGTGGATCAAAGGCCATTTCGACATGGACTCGCCGAAGGCCGCGCAGGTCTACCACCTGATCAAGGAAAAGCGTCTCAGTCAATTGTCCTTCGCGTTCGACGTGATGGACGAGGGCGAGGTGGAGCTCGATGACGGCACCAAAGCCAACGAATTGCGTGAGCTGAAGGTGTATGAGGCGTCCTTCGTGCCTGTCGGCGCGAATCAGGATACGGGCATCGTGGACGTGAAGGACGCGCTGCGCCGGTTGAAGACCGGACGCACCCTCTCACAGAAGAATCTTGGCATTCTCTCGCAGATCGCCGATGACCTGACCGGTCAGGCGAAGAAACTCAAGGATTTCGTGGCTGAGAACACCACTCAGTCCGACAACAACAATGACAATGACCAGAGTGACGATGCGAAGGCATCGGATGCCGGTGCAGCCAAGAACGAGGAGCCCGATGGGGCCAAGTCCGAGGAGCCGGACGGTTTTTCCGAAGCGGAAGCGTTGCAACTCGCAATCAAGATTGCCCAAGTTGGGCGGAAAGGGGAGTGACCGTAATGGCATCTCTCAAGGAAAAGCGAGCCGCGCTTGTCAAGCAGCTCGAAGAAAAGCAGGGTCTGCTGGCCGCTGGCAAGGCTGATGGCGATACCATCGCATTTGTGAAGAGCGCGCTGGCCGAGGTCGAGGGCATCGACCGTCAGCTGGACGGCATGAAGCAGTCCGATGATCTGCTCGCGCAGATCGGCCAGCTCAACGCCAAGACCGGCGTGCAGCATGTTGGTGGCTCCGACGCCATCCACGCCAAGAGTATCGGTGATTATTACGTCAAGTCCATGCAGAATGCTGGCCTTGACGTGAAGTCCGCCATCGCACGCAACTTCGAGGTCGAATACAAGGCAGCGGAGGATACTCACGTGGAAGGCGCGCCGTCCGAAGGCTATGCCCCGTATCTGACGCAGATCGACACTCAGCCTGCTCGACCGTATCAGCGTCCGCTGGTCGTGGCCGACCTCTTCGCTTCCGGTGCCGTCAGCGGCAACCTGATCGAATACCCGGAATTCAGCGAGCTTGAAGGCAACGCCTCCACCGTCGCCGAAACCGGAGCAGCCCCGCAGGTCCATTGGAAGGAACCTGTGTGGAAGCAGGACAAGATCAGCACCGTCGCCAGCTTCTTCGCCATCAGCGACAACATGATGGACGATCTCAACTGGATTGTGTCGGAAATCAACAACAACGCGCAGTATGACCTGAAGCTGGCGGAGGAAAACCAACTCCTGTCCGGTGATGGCACTGGTAATAATCTGAAGGGTCTTTTCAATCGTGAGATTCAGACGATGGGCCAGGATGAGCTGTCGGACGCCGACCGTCTGTCCAAGGCCAAGCTGTACATCACGCTGAAAACCAATTATCAGGCTGACGCATTCGTCCTTAATCCGGTCGATTTCTGGAAGCTGACCATCGCCAAGAACGCGGAAGGCTCTTACCTCAACCTGACTAACGGTTCCACTTTGTGGAATGTCCCCGCAATCGCTACCGCCGCCATTGCCGAGGGCACCGCGCTGGTCGGTGCCTTCAAGAGCGCCGAGCTTTTGCGCAAGGGTGGTCTGGTCGTGAAGATGACCGACTCGAATGCCGATGATTTCCTGCACTTCAAGCAGACCTGCCGCATTAGCGAGCGTGTCGGCCTGCAAGTCAAGTATCCGAAGGCCTTTGTGAAGGTCACTCTCGGTAAGGCGGCCTGATCATGACGCAGAAGTATGTGCGCTTCGTCACCCCGAAAGAGGCGAACATCGACAAGACGCAGGATGTGGCGGAGCTTGTGGCGCTTGATGCCAAGGGCAAGCCGGTCACTATCGGCGGTGCCGCCTCTCTTCCGGTGGCGAAGAATGTGTCCAAGGCCGCAGGCGATGCGCCGACCAAGCAGGAATTCGATGCTCTTGTCGATTCTCTGGTGGCCGCTGGCCTGATGGCAGCCAAGTAAGTGATTGGGGGTGCGGCATGACTGCCGTGATTGGTGATCTGATTCCAAGCGCCGACTCTTTCCAAGTCGATGCCGGTTTCAAGATGCATGCCGCTCAGGCTGCGATTCGCCGGTATTGCGGCTGGCATGTCGCGCCTTCCGTCACTCGTACGATTCGCTTGGATGGTCACGGCGGTGATTCGCTGCTCTTGCCATCCAAGCATGTGACCGCGCTTTCGAGTCTCAAGCTTGATGGCGTGGAACACGTGCAGGATGCGCGGTACAGCGAGGTCGGGAGCCTTGTGCTGGTCAATGGCGCCACCTTTCCCGATCTGCCGGGGAGTGTGGAAGCGACCATTACCGATGGTTGGGATTTGGAGGATGTGCCGGAAGTGCAGATGATTCTGCTGGACATCGCGTCTCGTGTGATGCAGGTTCCCGGCACGGTGTCAGCTCAATCCACGAATGGCAGCAGCGTCACCTATCGCTCCGGCTCCGATGGTGGTGTGCCTAATGTGGCGCTTTTCGAGTCCGAGAAGCGCACGCTGCAGCCCTACCGCTTGACGTGGGGGGTGAAGCCGTGACTTCCGCATTGGATTATCTCGGCGGTGGTACGTCCTTCAACATGTCTGGCGCGACCAAGTGGCGGCGTTTGCGTGCGAAGAAGGTCATGGACCAGTATTCGGGCGAGTTGACTGGTGAGGATTGGGACCACCCGGACGTGCTGGAATTCAATGGCTCGCTTTCCAGCTCCAGCAGCATGAGGACTCCTGACGCCTTGCGTGAGGAGACCACGAGCACGGCTTACCTCACCTCGACCGACCCGTCACTCGATATCATGCCCGGCGACCGCATCAGGGCCATGCCGGATGACAGCAGGTGTTGGGAGGTGTCCGGCTATCCGTCGCGTGACCAGAACGCTTTCACTTCGTGGCGGCCGACGATTGAGATTCCACTTGAAGAGTACAGGGGGTGATGGTCTTGGGTGTGATGGTCAAATTCAACGATCGATATTTCGATGAGCTGATGAATTCGGCTGGCGTCAAGGCCATGACCCGCAGGGCGGCCGAAAAGACCTTGGAATATGCGAAGTCTCACGCTCCCGTGGACACCGGCGCATACCGTGACGGCCTCCAGATCGAGGAGGTCAAGCATGCGCACCGTACCACATGCATGGTGGTCGGCACCGATCCGAAGACTCTGCTCGTGGAGTCGCGGACCGGCAATCTCCGCAAGGCGCTCAAGGCTGGCAAGTCATGACGGCAGTGCTACCACCAGACCTCGAAACATGGCTGTGCGCTTACCTCCGTGGCAAGCTGAAGCCATCCTACGGCAAGATTCTCGTGCACATTCGAGAGCCGGACGATTACGACGGCTCCTATCCTCTCGTGGTCGTGCGTGACGATGGCGGCAGCCAGTCCAATCGCGTGCTCTTCGACCGCAGCATTGGTATCACCGTGCGTTATGGCAGTCGCACTCTTCCAGGTGATTGTCGTGATCTGGCGGCGAAAATCTACGGCCTGCTCACAGACCCCGCGATTTGCCAGCTTGACGGGTCTCCGATCGCGGCAGTCGAGGAGGACGGGTGCAATGGTCCGTATTTCGTGGCCGAGGACGCGAACATCGCCAGATGCTATCTGACTCTCGAATTCTCCGCTATTGGAATTCTCCAATAATTCAATAATTCTTAATTTTTAGGCGTTGAAACGTTTGTTTCAGCGCCTTTTTTGTTTGAAAGGACAAAATATGGCAGCTGATTCAGCAGGTAATGACCTGAGCGCCGCGAAGATCGTGGTGACAAGCGCATACCGTTTCGCACCCTATGACGCGACTCAGAAGCTGACCGCTGATCTCATCGCGCCGACCGTGGCCGACGTGAAGACCGGCTTGGACAAGATCTTCAGCAAGGGCGGCTTCGTCGGCCTTATCACCGAGGATGGCGCGCCGCAGGACAGCCGCGACGCCGACGATGCGATCAAATTCCACCAGCCAGGCTATTCGATCAACGGCAAGGCGTCGCTGACCGAGCAGTTCACCGTGGCCGAGGATAACGACATCACGCGCCAGATGACCATCGGCAAGCCGGACTCCAGTGGCGTGTATCACGTGACCGATGTGATTCAGGATGGCAAATGGTTCTGCTACAAGGAAACCGTTCTTAAAAACGGCACGCATCGCCGTCGTCTTGGTGTCGTGAATCTGACTGGCAACGAGCAGGGTCAGGAGACTTCCGGCAAGAACACCGGTGACGCTTGGACCATCGAATGGATTCAGGACGACGCCTGCGATTCCGGCAGCAGCAAGTATTTGGAGTCCTTCGTGACTCCGACTGTTTCGTCCGGGTCTCACGCCACCGATCATCAGGCTGATGATTCCGAGTCTCAGCCGGTGGCTGACTGATTCAACTCTTCCCAGCATGTGTTTCTTTCTTCCTTTCTTCGCATGTGCTGGGATTCTTCCTCTTCATCCAGTGGAGTAAAGGAATTTTTCATAGTCGTTTGAAAGAAGGAAGAAATGACCAAGAATGTGATGCCCTCCGCCGCCGATTTCGACGCCTGGACTCAGGAGGACGAGGACAAGGCGCTTGAAGCGGCGTCCGAGCGGATGAAGGTGAAGCACCTCATCAAGGACGGCAGCGTATGGTTCCTCGCACCGCACGGCCACATTTACAAGCTGCCTCTGAATCTCAGCATCGATGATTTCGTGCGCCTGTCCGACCTGCAGTCCAACACGGAGCAGATCCAGACGTTGAAGGATATTCTCGCGGCTTTCGCTGGCGAGGATGCGGCCAAGGAGCTGGCGAAGGAGCCGACAATGGTCCCATTCAACATCCTCAACGATTACGGCGAGCTGCTTGCGAAGATTCAGGGCGTGGAATTGGGAAAATCGTCGGCTTCTGCCAGCTCCTCCAAGGAGAAGACGGCAGTCGAATAAGGGCCGATTTCGCGGCTC